TCAAATTAGAAGCTCCGACGAAAATATTCAACAAATTCTTTACAACTTGTTTTATGATGTATTGAACGTTGAGTTTAACTTATGGTCTTGGATTCGCCAAATGTGTAAATACGGGGATTTCTTCTTAAAGCTAGAGATTGCTGAAAAATTTGGTGTTTATAATGTTGTACCATTTACAGCTTATCATATTGAAAGACAAGAAAACTACGATCCCGAACATCCTAATGCTGTAAGATTTAGATATTCACCTGAAGGTGTTTACAGTGGAGGTTCTGGTTATTATGGTGTCCCTAACACATACGATAAAAACGATAGAGATTCTGTTTATTTCGATAACTATGAAATGGCCCACTTTAGATTGTTAACAGATGTTAACTATCTTCCTTACGGACGTTCTTATATTGAGCCCGCTCGTAAAATCTTTAAACAATACACATTGATGGAAGATGCTATGTTAATTCATAGAATTGTACGTAGCCCAGACCGTCGTATCTTTAAAATTAATGTTGGTTCTATTCCACCTAATGAAGTAGAAAACTTCATGCAGAAAACCATCAGTACTATGAAACGTACTCCGTTGATGGATCCTCAAACAGGTGAATACAACTTAAAATACAACATGCAAAACCTTATGGAAGACTATTACTTACCTGTTCGTGGAAACGATACAACTACAGGTATTGAAAATCTTCCTGGATTACAATATACTGCTATTGAAGACGTAACTTATTTACGTGATAAATTATTTGCTGCCCTTAAAGTGCCTAAAGCATTTATGGGTTACGAAAAAGATTTAACAGGTAAAGCCACATTAGCTGCTGAAGATATTCGCTTTGCTCGTACAATCGATCGTCTTCAACGTATTGTATTATCTGAATTATATAAAATTGCTTTAGTACACTTGTATACACAAGGTTATACTGAAGAAGGTTTAACAAACTTCGAATTATCTCTTACAACTCCATCTATCATCTACGATCAGGAAAAGATTGCCTTGATGAAAGAAAAAATGGACTTGGCTTCCGCAATGGCTGAGAGTAAATTAATCTCTACAGATTGGATTTATGAAAACATCTTCCACTTTAGCCAGGATCAGTACGAGGAAATGAGAGACTTAGTTGTACAAGATCAAAAACGTAAATTCCGTATTACCCAAATTGAAGCTGAAGGTAATGACCCTATTGTAACAGGTAAATCATATGGTACACCACATGATCTAGCTAACTTATATGGTAGAGGAAGATATGAAGATGCTTCTGTTCCCGATGGTTATGATGAAAAAGCACCTTTAGGTCGTCCTGAAGAAAAAGTATCTGATAGAAATACTCAAGATGATAATTTTGGTAAAGACAGATTAGGAGCTAGAGGAATGAAAAAAGATGATAACGAATCCGACTCAATTAAAGTACAATATAAAGGCGGTTCTCCATTAGCTTTAGAAGCTAAATTAAAAAATCGTGCTTTATTTGAATCTTTAAATAAAAAATTAAGTTTAACAAACGAGGGAGAATCGCTATTAGATGAATCAAATATTAAGGAGTGAAAATCCTTATATATTTATAACAAAACCTATTGGGAATGAATATTAAACATTCGAAGTATAAAAATACGGGTATTCTCTTTGAATTACTAGTTCGCCAAATAACGGCGGATACTTTGTCTGGAAAAACATCCAAGGCAGCTAGTATTTTAAAGAAATTCTTTGTAAAAACCGAATTAGGTAAAGAATACAAATTGTATGAAACTTTACTTAAAAATACTTCTATAACAGAAGGAAAAGCAGAAATTGTAATTAATACTATTATTGAATCTTCTAGATCTTTAAACAGAGGTACTTTAAGAAGACAAAAATATAACTTGATCAACGAAATCAAGAAACATTATAATTTAGATGAGTTCTTTAAAACTCAATTACCCCATTATAAGGCACAAGCTGCTCTTTATACGCTAATCGAAATTTATAATAGCGATCAGCTATCAAACCCTGATCAAATTATTAATAATAAAGTCGTTCTCTTAGAACAATTAACTATTACCCCAGTTAGCAAAGAAAAAGTAAAAGAAGATCTTATTGAAGAATTTAGTTCATACGATAAAGATCTTCGTATTTTAACTTATAAAGTTTTATTAGAAAAATTCAATGAAAAATATACTTCATTGAGTGATATGCAAAAAGAAATTCTTAAGGAATTCATTACATCTGTAGATAACACTCCTCGTTTAAAAGAATTCTACAATAATAAAATTGAAGAAATCAAAACTAGATTAAATAAATTAACTGAGGATGTAAAGGATAAAGCAATTCAAATTAAGTTAACTGAGGTAAATAATTTATTAAAACCACTAGGAAAAACATCTAGTGTGGGAAATGACGATTTAGTCAATCTACTTCAATATTGTGAACTTTTAGAAGAATTGCACTCTACAAATGCCTAAGTACAAATATATATTAAAAGAGGAGGTTATTAAACCTAAGGATTTAGATCCTGAATTTATCAAACGTATTGAAAAGCGTTTTGGTGAAATAGATATGACTAATGATTTCTTTTCTGATGATTTAAGTACATATTTCAAAACAGATAATATAGATAAGGAAACTGGAAACATTAGCCATAAAGTAATTAAATTAGGAAATTTTGGAGATGCATTAAAAGAAATGTCCCAAGCACTCCAGGCAATGGTTAACCTATCTAAAACTAGTGATGGTAAAGCAGATCCTAAAATTGCTGTAATTGCTCAAGATTTAAGAGGAGTATTTAATAAGTTCCGTACTCATATTAGAAATGAATATCCTGAACAATACGTTACCATTAAAAATTTGTTGGATGAAATTTCAGGTACTGCAGCCGGTGGTGAATATGCAACTCCATTCGCCTTTAATCCTAATAAAAAAGCAGATGGTGCTGCTGTAAATTACTATTACAAATTAGGATTTAAAAAAGCTCCTAAACCTAGATCATCTAAAACTATCGATATTATCCCTCGTAATAAAGGAACTGAACCTTTAAATGAGGTAGAAACACAAGATTTAGAAAGCTATATTGCTTCATTAGGTATTGAAAGTCCTAACCTTAAAAAACACATTACAGACCGTTTATTAGGGTTTGATAAAATTGAAGATAAATTAAACGAATTAGTTCCTTTATTAGGTGATGCTAAAAATAAAACAATGGATTATTACAAGCAAAACCCCGATTTTAAGGTATTATATTCAACTGATTTGGCTGTAGATTATTTGGATGATATGATCCAAATGTTTAAAAGTAAAGAATAATGGCCACGTATAATTTTAACATTACTGCTAGCCGAGTAACTCAATCAGCCGATATTACTGCTGGTGATTCTACTGTATTTTCTATTACTAACGATTTATCAATGGATGCTTACTTTACATTAGAAACTATTCCTAATTATGAAGGTAAGTATGATACAAGTTCAAAGAAAAACACCTCAGGTTCATTTACTTTAGGTTCAGGTTTACGAGAATTAATTCAAAACGACTATATTGCTTCTGTAATTGTATCCCCAGGGGGAGGTGATTTAACATTTGTTCCCGCAATTACAATTACTGGATCAACTTTAGATTTAAGAGGTATTGGAGCATAAAAAATATATATTTATAACGCGATGAAAACATTACAACAACAATACAATTTAATTAAAGAAGGAAAAGGTGATAAAAACTTCTTTATGAGACAGGCACTCAGACAGTTTCCTGAGTGGATTACTGTTAATAATACATTCGAACAAACCGCAAGTATCTTGAAAGGTAAAAGCATCATCTCAGAAGGTGTAGGTGGTGTTGTAAGTACTGGTCGTAAAGATTGGTTTAAAATTTTCGAGGCCGAAGTTAAGGCTGAAATGAAAGAAACCGATAAAGAAGTAGTCGATATGGAAACTGCTGGTTTCGACTATAAGGATGAAAAAAATATTGATAATTTATACGGTCAAGCTTTTTTATTAGGATATGTTGCCGAAATGTGTGATCCTAAAAATTCCGAAAAAACTGTAGCTCAAATTAAAGAAATGGTAGCTAAAAATATGGCTAAAGATAAAAATTTCTATGCTAAAACAGCTATGTTTGGAATGAAAGGTCTTGAAGGTGTGCAATTAGATACTCCTAAAGAAGTAAAAGGAAAACATAAATCAAGCGGCTACGGCGACATGTAAAATGAAACAAGTCCTAATCGAAACTAGAGCATTTACCACATCACCAATGCAATTATTGGAGATGAAAGCCCCATCGGGTAATCCTTTGGTTGAGGGTATTTTAGCAACTGCCGAAGTTAAAAATGGTAACGGACGTTACTATTCAAAAGATTTATGGGAAAGAGAAATCGATAAGTACAAAGAAGTTGTAAAAGAAAATAGAGCAACAGGTGAATTAGACCACCCAGAATCTTCTATTATCAACCTCAAAAACGTATCCCATATTATCAGAGATTTATGGTGGGATGAAGATCAGGTACTTGGTAAAATTGAAATCCTACCTACAGTATCAGGTAACATCTTAAAAGCATTAATTGAAAATAACGTACAAGTAGGTGTTTCATCACGCGGAATGGGTTCGTTAAAACAAGTAGGTGAAATATTAGAAGTACAAGACGACTTCGAATTATTATGTTGGGACTTTGTTTCAACCCCTTCAAACCCAGGTTCATACATGCACGTAATTAAAGAAGGATTAGACTTCTCAAGTCAAAATAAATATGGTAAGGTAAATCAAATTGTTAGCGAAATTTTATGCGCTAACGGTTCATGCCCTATCATTTAAGAAGCCTGCTACCTTAGGCAAACATCAACCCTCCCCCCCTGGATTAGGTCTGCGAAAGCAGGCCTTTTCCTTTCTTGCGACTTTAAAAAATCTTGATATATGTATAATGGTAATATGCGATCATTATATCGTATTGATAGTTAATAATTCTTATTACGGTTCACGAATAACCGTACTTCCAACACAACTTAATTGAGGAAAAAATGGCAAACAGAGATCTGCTTAAAGAAGCAATCGCTGATGCAAAAGCTGTTAAAGAAACTGCTATTGCTAACGCGAAAGCCGCTTTGGAAGAAGCATTCACTCCTTATCTGAAAGAAAAGTTAGCTGCAAAGTTAGCTGAAATGGACGAGATGGATGAAGCTGAAGACAAAATGGCTGAAGGAATGGACGCCGAAAAAGAGGTTAAAGAAGTTGAGGAAATGGACGAAGCAAAAGAAATGGACGAAGCTAACGACGCTAAAGGATATGAAGGCCAAATGGGCAAGAAAGACTTAGGCGTTAAAGAAGGCGAAGACATGGATGAAGCTGAAGACATGGACGAAATGGATTTAGACGAACTTTTGGCTGAACTCGATGCTGAACTCAATGAATCAAAAGACAAGGAAGAAGGTAAAGAAATGGATGAAGCTCTTGACACAATCAACGACCCAGACACTTCTACAGCAAAAGGCAATATGGCCGAAGTTGAAGAAGAAGAAAGTGAAGAAGTTGAAGTAGATGCTGAAGAGACTGAAGACGAAGAAATTGACCTTGAAGACATGTCAGAAGAGGATTTGAAGAAGTTCATCGAAGACGTAATCGCTGATATGGTCGAAGCTGGCGAATTAGAAGCTGGTGAAGGCATGGAAGGCGAAGAAGAAGGCGAAGAAGGTGAAGGAGAAGAAATGGACATTGAAATGGACATGGACGCTGAAGAAACTGAAATCGCTGAAGAAAAAGAAGAAATGGAAGAAGGTAAAGACGAAATGGATGAAATGAAGAAAGAAATTGAAGAACTTAAAAGAGATCTTCAAGAAGTAAATCTTTTGAACTCTAAATTACTTTACGTAAACAAAATCTTCCGTTCTAAGAACTTGACCGAAAACCAAAAAGCTAAAGTATTAGGTGCATTCGACAAAGCAACTACAGTAGCAGAAGTTAAACTCGTATTTGAAACAATCAGCGAAGGTTTAACTCCTAGTAAAGCTGCTATCAAGGAAAACTTGGGTAGTGCTTCAAAACCAATGGGTGTATCTCCTAAGAAACCTATCTTAGAGGTTAACGATCAATTTGCAAGATGGCAAAAACTTGCAGGTATTAAATAAAAATGTTAAACTTTAATTGATAATTAAAAATGTCACAAGTAAACCAATTATTAGAATCAGCTGCTGGATCATGGAGATCAATGCAATCTGATGCTGCCAAATTAGCCACTAAGTGGTCTAAGACTGGCTTGTTGGAGGGCTTAAGCAACGTTGAATCTAACAACATGTCTTTGTTGTTGGAAAACCAAGCTAAGCAACTCGTAACTGAGATGAACACCATCTCAACTAACTCAGGATTCACTTCAAGTACTGAAGGTGAGAACTGGGCTGGTATCGCTCTTCCTTTGGTACGTAAAGTATTCGGTACTATCGTAGCTAAGGAATTCGTTTCTGTTCAACCTATGAACTTGCCTTCAGGTCTAGTATTCTTCTTAGATTTCCAATACGGAAACAATAAGAATCCTTTCACCTCTGGTGATTCTTTGTATGGTGACCGTAACTCTTCTGGTCAGTATCCTTTCGCTACTCCTTCTCCTGAAGGTGGATTGTACGGTGCTGGTCGTTTTGCTTACTCAACTAACCAATTCTCAAGCTCAATCACTTCTTCTGGTGTTACAATCACTTCAGCTTCTTTCGCTGATATCGATTACAATGCCGGTGCTGCTGGTGCTTCTGATTTGTCAGCTTCTATCGCTGCTGGTACTGTTAAGAAAGTAGTAATTGCTTCTTTCACTGCTACTCACGCTCCTGCAGCTGATAATGATGGTGTTAGAGCTTTCATCTTGACTTCTGGTTCAGTTGCTGCTGGAGACAACCTTCAGTTTGCTACTACTTACTCAGATTCAGCTGATGAATTGACTATGTACGTTTCTGCTTCTACAGCTGAAATCGCTGCAGATTCAACTTACACCTTGTACTACAACAAGTTGACTACTGACATCACTCGTGGTGATTTCGAAGCTTCTTCTTCAGTAGCTGTACCTAACGACTTGAGCGCTTCTCAAATCGTAATCCCTGAAATCAATGTTAAAATGCAGTCTCAAGCAATCACTGCTAAGACTAAAAAATTGAAAGCTGTTTGGACTCCTGAGTTCGCTCAAGACCTTGCTGCTTACCAAAACATTGATGCAGAAGCTGAATTGACTAACATCATGAGCGAGTACATTTCAATGGAAATTGATTTGGAAATCCTCGATATGTTAATCAACGATGCAGCTGCTGGTACTGAGTACTGGTCTGTTACTTCTAACAAGACTATCGATGGTTCAGGTACTGTAGGTACTTCTGGTTACTACAACACTCAAGGTCAGTGGTTCCAGACTTTAGGTACTAAAGTACAAAAGTTGAGCAACAAAATCCACCAGTTAACTCTTCGTGGAGGTGCTAACTTCTTAGTAACTTCTCCTACTGTTGCTACAGTATTAGAATCAATCCCAGGATTTGCTTCTAACAACAACGGTGACGCTGCTCAAGAAGAGTACGCATTCGGTGTACAGAAAGTTGGTACTATCAACAACCGTTACAAAGTTTACAAGAACCCTTACTTCACTGATAACCTTATCTTGATGGGTTACAGAGGAACTCAGTTCTTAGAGACTGGTGCTGTATTTGCTCCTTACATTCCGTTAATCATGACTCCTCTTGTGTACGATCCAGAAACCTTCACTCCACGTAAAGGTTTGATGACTCGTTACGCTAAGAAAATGTTACGTCCTGAATACTACGGTAAGATCTATGTTGATGGTTTAAACACTATCTAATAGATTAAGAGTAATATACTTTTAGTAAAGGAGGCCTAGAGAAATCTAGGCCTTTCTTTATTCTACTATAGGTAGCTAATATGTATAGTAGAATAATAAGTTTAACTAATGTTTTAAAAAATGAAAGAGACCCCAAGTCAGTTACATCTACAAAGTTATGTAATGAATTTCCCATTTTCGCTATCCACATCTGATCCTAATAATATTTGGATGCAAGAGTTAAGCGATGAAGAACTACAAATCAACAGACCTAAAGCATACAAGCAATTTATGGACTTGTATAATTTTATGGCTGGTCAATCATTAGTTTATTTATTACCATCAGAAGGTAATTTACAAGATCAAGTTTATGTAGCAAATTTAGGTTTACAACTTCCTCATATTAAGGATGAAAATCACATTTTATTATCTAACTTTACCTCAGACCCACGCAAAGGAGAAGAACTTGTTGGTGAAAAATTCTTCCAACAAATGGGTTACCAAACTCACATCTCTCCTTACAAATGGGAAGGTGAAGCTGATATCAAATATCTTTATGATAATGTTTATATTGGGGGTTATGGTATTCGTTCCAATATTAAAACTTACGAGTGGATGGAAGAAAACTTTGATATGAATATTATCAAAGTGGCTATGACTGACGAGTATTTATATCACCTAGATTGCAGTATTTTCGCGTTGAATAACGATCAAACATTAGTTGCCACGGAGTTATTC